GGTAAAGAAATGCCAACGGAAATTTTCAATGTATTCATTGGAAATAAAACAACAATAAAAAGGAAACAATAACTATGAACCAAGTAACAACAAAAAAAGAAGGAGCATTAGCAACATTTGATATGGAAGCTGATGCGAATGCCGGCTCTCAAAATATGGAACAGGGAAAAGATCTCGCGTTACCATTCTTGAAAGTTTTAGGCCAATTATCTCCTGAAGTGAACAAGATGAATGACAAATTTATCGAAGGCGCAGAACCAGGAATGATATATAATACAGTCACAAATAAACTTTATGATGGCAAAAAAGGAATTGATGTTATTCCTGTTTTTTATGAAAGACAATACATAGAGTGGCAGGACCGAGGCGCAAGTCAAGGATCTCCTGTAGCTATTCACAATGCCGATAGTGACATTGTAAGTACTGCAACAAGAGATAAATCATATAAAGATCGTTTACCTAATGGAAACTATTTAGAAAATACAGCAAATCATTATGTTATTTTTATGAATGGTCATCCCTCTACAGCTTTAATTTCTATGAAAGCGACTCAATTAAAAATTAGTCGTAAATGGAACTCAATGATGATGGGATTGAAAATGCAGGGTAAAAACGGATTATTTACTCCGCCAACTTACAGCCATATTTATAATCTAAAAACTATTCAGATGTCTAATGACAAAGGAACATGGTTTGGATGGGATGTGTCTAAAGTTGGTCCAGTTGAAAAAAAATCAGTGTATGAACTTTCTAAAAACTTTGCTACTCAAATTAGTAAAGGAAAAGTGGAAGTTAAACACGGGACTGAAAAAAAAAGTAATTCCCCATACTAACCTAATCCTAGGTAGTGGGCGTCAAAGCGAGAGTGGAAGCGCCCACTTTTAAAATTATGTTAGTTGCAAAATTTAAAGATATATTTAAGGGATTAGATCGTGCGCGTGGTGTCACTTATGTTGACAAAAAAGGCGAAGACGGTCAGAAGATAAAAGGTAAATCATTTGTAACAAGAGAAAAAGTTACTGATGATTTATGGAATAAACATCTTCAAGGAATTGAACCAAGTCTTGGTATCATTCCAATCAATGATGATAATAAATGTAGGTGGGGATGTATAGATATAGATTCCTATGCAGGATTTGATCATAAAAAATTAATTAACAAAATTAAAAATTTAAAATTACCACTAGTAGTGTTTAGATCTAAGTCTGGTGGTGCTCATGTGTTTTTATTTACAGAAGTTCCCGTTGAAGCAAAGATAGTACGAGATAAACTGTTATCCATCAGCGCAGTATTAGGTTATGGAGGGGCAGAAGTATTTCCAAAACAAATAGAATTAAAATCGCAAGATGATACAGGAAACTTTTTAAATTTACCATACTTTAACGGTGATAACTCAACACGATATGCTTTCAAAGATGATGGTAATGCTGCAACTTTAGAAGAATTTTATGGGATCTATAATAATGTAAAACAACTAGATGTTGGTTCCATAAAAGTAGAGAGGCCCGAATCAGAATTTTCTGACGGGCCTCCATGTTTAGAATCAATAACACAAACAGAAATTAAAGATGGAAGAGATAGAATTCTTTATCAATATATACAATATGCAAAAAGAAAATGGCCAGAAAATTGGCAGGCGAAGATAAATGCATTTAATTATAAATATTTTGAAAAACATCCTGAAGGACCTTTAGAAGATAAGATAGTTCAAGGTAAAATAAAATTTAATGATGGAAAAGATTTAGGTTTTAAATGTAATGAAGAACCAATGTGTAATCACTGTGATAAAAATTTATGCAGAACTAGAAAATTTGGTATAGGGGGTGAATCTGTATTTCCCTTACTTACTGATTTACAAAAAATTTTATTAGATGAACCTTACTATTGGGTCAATGTAGATGGAGAAAGAGTAAAACTAGATACAATAGATTATCTTATGGAACAAAGATTATTTAGAAGGACTGTTGCTAAACAAATAAATAAAAAACCAAAAAGAGTTACTACAAAAGAATTTGAAACATATGTAGATATGTTATTGCAAGGAGTAGAAGAAGTAGAAGCACCAGTTGGATCATCTAAAATAGATCAGTTAAGCAATCATTTAGAAGATTATTGTATTCAAAGATCAATTGGTTCAGTTACTAAAAAAGATATTTTAAATGGAGCAGTTTATAGTGAAGACGGCAAACATATATTTACTTTTCATAGATTCTTTCATGGACATTTAACTAAAAAGAAATGGAAGGAAGATTATCAAGTTACACAACAAATGCTTAAAGAACATTGTGGATGTGATGAAGGAAGAATGATCATAGGTAAAAAGAAACCTTCTGTCATGAAAGTAGATATATTTGATAAAGTTGAAGATCAATTTAGTCAAAAGAAATTAAAAGAAGAGGCACCCTTTTAATGAAGTGGACTAAAGAATATAGAAAACTTTATGCACGAGCTTATCGTATAAAGAATAAAGACACAATTAACAGAAACGCCAGAAAACGTAGAGAAAAAAATGTCGAAAAATATCGTGAAATTAATCGTAATTATTATGCAAATAATAAAAAGAAATATATGAGGCATCTTAAATCACCCGAAGAACAGGAACGATTAAGGCAAAGAGATAGAAAATCACATGCAAGAAATAAGAAAAAAAGAAACCAATATTCTAAAAATTGGCGTTTAAAAAATTTAGAGTATGTTGCTGCATATAGTAAAGCACGTCAACAGGATCCAAAAAATAGAAACCAATATAGGGCGTATTGGAGAAAAGCATTAAAGAAAAGATTAAGGGATCCCAATAAAAAAATGAGACATTATTTAAGATGTAGAATAGGAGATTTTTTAAGAGGAGAAAATAAATCTGATAAATCATCTTTAAAATTATTGGGATGTACAATTGAAGAGTTCTGGAAACATTTAGAATCTAAATTTGATCCCTGGATGAGTCGAGAAAATTATGGCAACGGAGGTTGGCATGTAGACCATATTATACCTTGTTCTAAATTTGATTTGAAATGTCCTCTTCAACAACAACTTTGCTTTCATTATACTAATACTCAACCTCTAGAGCACATTCAAAATTTAAAAAAAGGAACTAAAATATTATGAAAACAATTGTATTAGGACCACCAGGAACAGGAAAGACTTGGACTCTTCTTAATAAAGTTCAAGATTATTTAAAAAACACTGATCCTGATAAAATAGGATATTTTGCTTTTACCAAGAAAGCAGCCAATGAAGCTAAAGGTAGAGCAATGGATAAATTTAATTACACCGAGGATGATCTTCCATACTTTAGAACACTACATTCATTAGCATTTAGAAAACTAGGATACAATAAAGATCAAGTAATGCAGAAAAGACATTATGAAGATCTTGGTAAGAAATTAAATATTTTTTTAGATTATAATGAATACGATGAAGAAGAAACTGGATTGTTTACAACTAAGAGTGATTATCTAAGACTTATTCATTTAGCTAAACTTAGAAATATAACCTTAGACCAACAATTAAAAATGGGGGAACATAACACTGAAGTAGAGTATAAAACTTTGGTTCACTTAGCTCATGAATTAGAAAGATATAAAAAAGAAAATGTTCTAAAAGATTATAATGATATGATAATAGAGTTTATTAAATCTGATAGCTGCCCTAAATTTGATGTAGTCTTTATAGATGAAGCACAAGATCTTTCATTAATGCAATGGAATATGGCCAAAAAAATATGGAATAATACGGAAGATTCTTTTATTGCAGGTGATGATGATCAAGCAATTTTTAGATGGGCTGGTGCAGATGTGGATTCTTTTATTGCACAAACAGGAAAACTTTTAAATCTTACACAATCCCGAAGAATACCAAGAGCAATACATGATTTTGCTTTAGGTATCATTAAACGTGTATCTAAAAGAAGATATAAAGAATGGGCACCAAGAGATCATCAAGGTTCTTTAAAATTTCATGATGATATAAAAGATTTAGATATGTCTTCAGGCGAGTGGTATGTATTAGCCCGAACACGTCATATGTTAGATAACATGGAAGATGAAATAAGAGAACGAGGTTGGTATTTTGAAAACAGATTTAAAAAAATGCCAGAAAAAGATGCTGCTCAAGCTGCAGCTGACTGGGAAGTAGGAAGAAAAGGAACTCCTTTAAGCTACCAACAATTAGAAAGAATATATAATTATATGACACCACAACACGTTGACAAATCTAGACTTAAAGGAATGGCTAGAGAAAGTTTTTATACTTTAACAATGTTAAAAAAATTTTATGGATTAAAAACTGATGCAGTTTGGTATGAGGCATTTGACGACTTAAACTTTAGAAGAAAAAATTATATTAGAAGTATGCGGAGAAATGGTGAAAATTTAAAAGGAAATCCAAGAATTCATTTATCCACCATTCATAGCGTTAAAGGTGGAGAAAGACCAAACGTAGTTTTATTAACTGATTTAACTACCAATACAAATAGATCATATAGAAAAAATCCTGATGATGAGACAAGATTATTTTATGTGGGTGCAACAAGAACTAAAGAAAATTTACACATTATAAGACCAAAAGACTATGAAAAAGCATATCCAATGGAAAATATATAATGCACAATATTTCAAGCGAACTTGTTTTATTATCTATGATGACCTTTTATTTTGGAATTAAACTTTATTTGGCGTACACAATATGATTCATCCTTATGCAGAAAGCAGAAAACGAGCTAGAAAAAAATGGAGACAAAGTTATAAAGGTAAAGCATGGGACGCTAAATATAATCGTAGACCAGAAGTTAAAGCTAAAAGGCATGAATATTATATTAAAAAATTAACCGAGGACTGTGCTAATGAAAGATGATATTTACAAAAAACAGGTAGGTGGAAATCACTATAAATCTATGGTTATTCAGCCATCAGAATTTATTAACAAAAATAATATTCCATTTGCTGAAGGCAACGCCATAAAATATTTATGCAGGCATAAACAGAAAAATCAAAAAGAGGATTTATTAAAAGCAAAACATTATATTGACATGGCTATCGATAGAGACTATCCTGAAGAAGTGAAAGAGATAAAAAAAGAAAAAAAGAATTCTTGGGGTATTGTTAAATGATACAGTTCCCATTCTTCAAAGCTCAAACTGAATGGTTACCGCCAGAAAATTTTCCAGATTTATCTAAATATGATGAAATTGCAATTGACTTAGAAACTAAAGATCCTGATCTAGTTAAGATGGGATCCGGCGCTGTTGCTGGTAGAGGAGACGTTACTGGTATTGCTGTTGCTGTTAAAGGATGGTCTGCTTATTATCCGATTGCTCACGAAGGTGGTGGTAATATGGATAGAAAAAAAGTTTTAACATGGTTTCAATCAGTTCTGAACACAGAGTCTATCAAAATATTTCATAATGCAATGTACGATGTATGTTGGATTAGAGCTCTTGGTCTTAAAATTAATGGTAAAATAATTGATACTATGATTGCTGCAGCAATTGTTGATGAAAATCAAATGCGCTATGACTTAAACAGTTGTAGTAGAAGATATGTAGGTTATGGCAAAGACGAATCTGCTTTATACCAAGCTGCAAAAGATTGGGGAGTAGATGCTAAGGCAGAGATGTATAAACTGCCGGCGATGTACGTAGGTGCATACGCAGAAAAAGATGCTGAATTAACTTATGAACTTTGGCAAGAGTTAAAGAAAGAAATTTTACACCAAGATTTAAATTCTATTTTTGAGTTAGAGATTGAACTCTTTCCTTGCTTAGTCGATATGCGGTTTTTAGGAGTTCGTGTAGACGTAGAAGAAGCTCACAAATTAAAAGAAGAATTACATACAGAAGAAAAAGAATTGTTACAAAAAATAAAAAAAGAAACACAAGTAGATGTTCAAATATGGGCAGCGAGATCCATTGCGCAAGTTTTTGAAAAACTTCGCCTACCATTTGACCGCACCGAAAAAACAAATTCTCCATCATTTACAAAAAACTTTCTTCAAAATCACCCCCACCCACTAGTGAAAAGAATCGCCCGAGCCAGAGAAATAAATAAGGCCCATACCACATTTATAGATACCATAATAAAACATAATCATAAAGGACGAATTCATGCTGAAATAAATCAGCTAAGATCAGATAATGGTGGAACAGTAACTGGAAGATTCAGTTATTCCAATCCAAATTTACAGCAGATACCAGCACGAAACAAGGAACTTGGACCACGGATTAGGTCATTATTTATACCCGAGGAAGGCCATACATGGGGTGTATTTGACTATTCTCAGCAAGAGCCTAGGCTGGTAGTGCATTATGCAGCTTTACAGAATCTCTATGGCGTGGACGAAGTATTGGAAGCGTATCGCGATGGTGATGCCGACTTCCATACTATTGTGGCAGACATGGCTGAGATCCCTCGTGAACAAGCTAAGACTATAAATCTTGGTTTGTTTTACGGGATGGGAAAAAATAAATTACAAGCAGAACTAGGAGTATCTAAAGAAAAAGCTGAAGAATTATTTAAACAATATCATAACAAAGTTCCATTTGTAAAAAGATTGATGGACAATGTTATGAATCGAGGACAAGAGCGAGGTCAAATCCGTACATTGCTAGGACGACTGTGTCGTTTCCACCTATGGGAACCTACACAATTTGGGATTCATAAACCATTACCACATGATGCAGCGCTCACGGAACACGGACCAGGGATTAAACGTGCATACACTTACAAGGCACTAAATAGATTAATACAAGGATCAGCTGCTGACATGACTAAGAAGGCAATGATAGAATTATATAAAGAAGGAATTACTCCACACATACAAGTTCATGATGAACTTGATATATCAGTAAGTAATAATGCAAGTAAAATAAAAGAAATAATGGAGAACGCAGTTTCCCTTGAAGTTCCTAACAAAGTAGACTATGAATCTGGTCCCAATTGGGGTAATATAAAATAGAGGAGGACATATGGATAAAATAAAAATTCATGTTCAAAAACTATGGTTAGACCATAATGTTACAGTTATTGCTGTAATTGTGGGAATAGTTGTTGGCGCAATTATATTCTAATGATAAGTCATGGCTTATCTAAATGCAAATATACCTGTGACGTACGCACAGATCAGAAGAGAATATCTTTATGATCTTAAAAAACATCATGGCGAAGTTGAAGACTGCATTGTATTTGGGCTTTCGTCCATCACTGGTCGTCCGTTACTTTTTCATGCAATTATGGAAAATGGTGCGATCTTTTATAGGTTACCTATTTCGGCCTTTATTCAACGTGGTTTTCAACCGGAAACTGTTCCACATCAAAGACTTGATGAACTTCAACTCTGGAATTGCTTTAGTTATTATCCTGCTGTTAATAGCTATGATATTTTAGACGGTCAATCCGGTAAATACATAGGTAAAGATAAAAAATGGTACCACGGTGCTTACTTATTTACTGTTGATTTTGCCCACCCAGATAGTAATATACTAGATACTGATCATTCAGAAGTTCCGCACGAACATAAGTGCGCACACATACTTGCGTTGGAAAACGGCAATTATGCAGCTCAACCTAACAACAGACTAATATGGGACATCCCATCTTTTACAGTTAAAGACGAAGTTCCAGATTGGAAAGTGCAAACATCCGAGTGGAATGTAGAGGACACGAGGAAGTGGAGAACAGAAGACACTGATAATTTCTTCTACGAGATTGAAGAAAAGAAAAATGAGTAAGTGTAAAAATTGTCACTGTGATTGTCATTGTAGCGGAGATCTCCATGCAGATGATTATGGTGTATGCACTTGCGATAATTGTAAATGCGGAAAAAGAACTTACAAATATCAAAAGGATCATGCAACAGACATGTCTTTTGAAAACGAAGTAAAATATGATTGAAAAATTAATGACAATGTTGGTAGGAATTTTACTAGCTTTAGCTGGCTGGAGTCTTTCTAGAACTTTTGAACTGTCAACTATTCAGGCAGTGCATGAAGATAAAGTACAAAACCTTGAAAGAACAGTAGAAAAGTTAGAAGATAAAATGGATAAGATGATGGACTCAGATGAAGACATTATGAAACAACACGAATTATTATTTAAAAAATTAGAACAAGGCAACACGGGGTATAGTTATAACTAATGAGTAAACCATTAAAAATTTCTGAAGAAGCAGCCGTGCAAATGCCGATGAAGACGGTAGCTTCGTTGATCGCGATGGTCGCAATTGGAACCTGGGCTTACTTTGGTATCATTGAAACGCAAAACAAAATTTCTACAACGCTAGAGTTAATGGAAAAAGATTTAACTGAAAATACAGAGTTTAGAATCAAATGGCCTCGGGGTCAACTTGGTTCGCTTCCGGCAGATAGCGAACAATTTATGATGATCGAAGACCTATATAAGACTGTAGATAAATTAAGCAAACATATTGAATCTATGGCTTTAAACAAAGTTAATATAGAATTTTTAACAAAACAAATGGATAAAGTTTTAACTGATATTGAATCATTAAAAGACAAAGCTAGAGATATGCATTATAAAAACGGAAACGGGAGTCATCAATGATCGAAGCGGTGATAGGATTATTAATGTTCGTAAACGGAGAAATTAAGGAACACCGTATTCAACCCTCAATGGCAATTTGTTTACGCGGTAAACGTGAAGCGGAGAGAACCTACAGTGAAAGTGTGTCTTATAAATGCTGGAAGGGTAAAGCAAAGACCGAAATATACATGGGTGAAAAATCCATAAAAGCAATAATCCTTGACTAAAAAGAATCCAATAGCTAAATATCTTAAAGATAGACGTTATCGTCAACTTGTGATAAAAAACAAGAAAGCATATAATAGAAAAAAACATGGACAAAAAAGGATTATTACACACAGTTGATGTAGCAGCGCAAGTTGTTAATGGACACTGTCCCATGTGTTCAGAAGAAAGTATATTTGTATCTGTTTATAAAACTATTTATAGATGCACTTCATGCGGAGGAGATATTGAACAAAAAATAAATGGAAAAATTAGTTATATGCCCCATGTTTGTAATACAGATAAAATAACAATTAGACAATTCAATGAGTAGAAAAGGTTCTTTTGGTAAGATAACTAAACCTTTACGCGATAAACCTAGAAAGAGACCTGGTCGCCATAAAAAAAATAGAAATAAACACGAAAAAAGAATGGGAAAATATAGGGGAAAAGGCAAAAAAGGACGTTGACAAATATCCCCTGATATCCTATATTTAGGATATGAAAGATAGAAGTATAAATATAAAAGTTACTAATATTACTCCTAAACAATGGGCTAACTTAGTCATTGAATTAAATTTAATGGCCACTGCATGGAGACCTTTTGGCCCTAAAATTAAATTAAAAACCAATAATTTTGAAAGGATAATTAAATGGGGGAGGAAAAGAAATGAAGATAGTCGATCAACTAGACGAAGCAGCAAGAAATTGGAATCGAACGAAGAATTCGAAATATAAAGAAGAATGGTATAAACTTATAAAGGAGTTTGCAGATGGAACTGATTATTTTACAGGAAGGAATATTAAATCTTGTGCCAGTTTCAAACCAAATGATGGAAAATATAACGTTATTGAAAAAAGTAAATTGTTTCGAAATGTGTGACATATTAACACTACACTTAACAACTTATGTTGAATCCCTTAATGCTCACGTTATGAACGATGAAAGTGGATATCTTCAGGGATGCATATGCAATGATTGATAAGATTTATGTTGTAGATGACATAGTAGATAAAGAAGAACAAGAAAAATTAAAATCTACTTTATTAAGTAGACATTTTCCCTGGTTTTATTTAGATGATATGACTATTTTAGACGGAAAACAACAAAGACCTGGTTTCTCCCATTACTTTGTACTAGATGAAAAAGTTAATAGTAATTTAGTTTGTTTAACAGATAAAATTATTGAAAATTCATGTGATAAAATTAATATTAATTGTCCTCCTCTTGTTTTAGCAAGTAGAGCATTTTTACAATTGCCTTTACATAATAATATTACAAAAGGAGATTTAATTGATACTCCACATGTAGATAGAGAAAGGGAACATACAGTTATTTTGTATTACGTAAAAACAATGGACGGGGATACAATCATTTATACAGATAAAGGAGAAAAGAAAGTGACCCCTCAACAAGGTAGGGCAGTTATTTTTAATGGTAAATTAAAACACACGGCTACACAACCAGTAAAGGGAAGTAGGTGTGTCATAAATATAAATATAGTATGAATATATTAAAACACCCAGACACATTTCTTAGATTAAACTCACAAAAAGTTAATCTTCCATTAACTCCTGAAGATAAAGGACTAATTGAAGCAATGAAAAAAACTATGTATGAAAATCAAGGTGTTGGTTTGGCGGCTATTCAAGTAGGTTATCAAAAACGTATGTGTGTAATGGATACCACTCGTAGTCAATCTAATCCCATTGTAATAATTAATCCAGAAATTGTAGGTTTTTCAGAAGAACATTTAGAACATACAGAAGGTTGTTTATCCGCTCCAGGTAGAAATGGTTATCCACGTCGAAATAAATGGATTAAAATAAAATATATATGCGAACACGAAAAACAAGTTACTAAAACATTTTATAATTTAGCCGCCCAATGTATTCAACATGAAATAGATCACATGAACGGTAAGTTATGTATAGATTACACCCACTCTAAAGAGGGAAATGAGAGTAGGTGATATTGTGGTGAGAAGATTATCCCTTAACACATTTTAGCCACATTGTCAAATGCTGGTTTTTATTTTAGGTTTTGGTTGTGGTAATATAATTTTTTCTTCCTGTGGTTTTTCTTGAAGACAAAAAAATTTAATAATTGTTCCATATTTATTAATTTCTTCTGGACCTACTTCTTTAGCTTTTTTAATTGATTCTTCATATCCGGCAATCATACACTCGTAATGACTACTATATTTAGTAGTCATAGGAAATGGCTCTAAGCACATGTTGTATACACTTGTGCACATAATCATTGATAATATAAATTTCATCTTGACAACTCCCATATCAATCCTATATATTGCTCAGAAATAAATGAAAGGAACATATGACTGATATAACAAAATATAGAAATGTTTCGTTAACGCACGAAACATACAAGACTTTAATCTCGTTGTCCAAAGTTTTATTGCCCGATGCAAAACTATCTATTAGTAAAACGGTAGAGTGCTTAGCAAATGAAAAAGCAAAAAAACTTAACGGTAAGATTAAAAAGGAAAATAAATGATAGCCATCTGCCACAATTGTAAAGGTAATGGCTACATTAAAATAAAGAACGAAGAGGATGAACAAATGTATGTTCATCAATGTTGGCAATGCGATTCGAAAGGTGAAATTAAACATGAAGATAGTGATTCTTATTGGAATTATATTCCTGCTAAGTAATTGTAAACACACTGAATTTAGCTATTTTGATCCGGTGAGTTCAACATTAAAATGGGTTATTACCAATGCTGAGTAAAAGTAGTGTGAGGTATGAATGACACAGTTAACCTTTAGCTGTTTTTTAGAAAAAGTTAAAGACACGTACCCCATTGAAAAAATTTCTGTAAATCATTTTAAATGGTTAGAGAAAGCTAATAATTATTATAAAGATAATCCGCAATCTCCACAAACTAACAAGTGTCCTGGTATTAGTAGTATACTACAAACAGGTTGGATTCAAAGAGCGTATCAAGATATTACTATTACCACTAATGGAGACGGCACGAATTTTGAGTGGCGAACTCCGTATGATCAAAAAAGAGGTAAATTTGGTGAACTTTTAGATGACTATGTTTCTTTTCATGACTACAGTCAATTAGAAAAATTTAGATCTTCTGGAGATCATTGTCTTAATACAGTGATTAAAATACAGTCTCCATGGCACGTATCGGTGCCTAAAAATTATTATTTACTTTCTACAGCCGTGCCTTATAATGACGATAACTCATTTTCAGCAGCGACTGGGTTATTGAAAGGAGACCGGTATTTAAATATTCAATTGTTCTGGCACAAATTAAAAGGAACTCACACGATTAAAGCGGGTACACCTTTGTGTTATTATCTCTTGATTGAAAGAAAGAAAATGAATTACAAAATTAAACTTATAAAGAACATAAAAGAAACATATTATCATGTTAAGTGAAAGCACAATAGCATACATAGCAGGTCTTTTTGATGGGGAAGGTAGTCTTTACTACAAAAGAGCCATAGAAAAGAAAAAGAAACATAAAGGTCCAGGCCATCGAATATCTAATTCAATGCGTATTAGTATGGAAATTTCAATGACCGATGAATCCGTAATTCGTTACGTACACGAAACATTAAACGTAGGAACCGTTATTAAAAGAAACGTTAAAGGTCAAACAAAATCTGGAGGTAAATTTAAAACACAATGGCGCTGGAGATGTGCATTTAGAGATTGTTATTATGTATGTCGTTTACTCTGGCCCTATGTACAAGTTAAACACCATAAAATAGAACAAGTTATAGATCACTACGCACCAGATTATATATTTGAAGATAAAGTAGTAAGTCTACAACAATACAAGGAGGCAATGAGTCTAGAATGAGTAAAGAAAAAATGCAACAAGTAAGTTACGGAGTGCTCGCGTGGGGACCATGTGTAGTACAGTTAAAAATATCTGAAGATTTTCATAAACTATTAATGGAAGAAGCTAATGCTAGTAGAGTAAAGGAATTAGATTATCGTTCTAAATTAGCAGGAGTTATTAAGGAAGAGTATATGTTTCGTAAGAAAGAAACATTTCTTCCGTGGGTATCTCAATGTTTAGGAATCTATGATGAAGCATTCCAAAAACATAAGAATGTTTATTATAAACCAGAAGATAAACCTAATTATTTACTTTCATCTTTATGGGTAAACTTTATGAAGAAAAATGAATTTAATCCACCACATGATCATAGTGATTTTTTATCGTTTGTAATTTTTTTAGATGTACCTGAAGAAATTACCAAAGAACAAGATGCTTACACTGGAAATTCAGGTGGACCCGGATCACTAGGTTTTATTTATGGTGAAGGTAATAGACAATCCATCACTTATCAAACTATTAAACCTAAGACGAGAGATATGTTTATCTTTCCTGCATGGGTAAAACATTATGTAGCGCCATTCTATTCTGATGTAACTAGAATATCAGTGTCCGGTAATGTGGCTAACTCAGTTGATTTAAAAGATGTGGAAAAGTATAACGCAGCAAAGAAACAACATGCAAGACCCAAGGGATAAATTTTTTGCATTAGTGTTCGGAGGATTAACAGCAATGATAATCTTTAGTCTATATATGATGATTTTTGTAATATGAGTAAGAAATCTAAAGGTCGAAAATGGGATGGAAAATCAAGGGTTTCCACTGATTTGTATCGTAAACGATGGGACGAAATTTTTAAAGAAAGAGTAATGGAAGGTAAGGATCCTTTTGTAAAAGAACAAGAAGAATTAAAAGAATCTTATGAACAATCTAAAAGAGCTAAAAAAGAAAGAGAAGCTAACACCACTGACTCATGGGTCAAGGGCTATTGGAAATGGAAAAAAGATAATGAAAAAGAATAATAAATACAACTATATTACTGGTACACAGATCACGGACCATGGCTCACGGATCTATGATATAAATGGTTCTAGACTTCCGAGTGTTACTACGATATTGGGCAAGACCAAAGATCAACAATTTATAAAAGATTGGAAGGCCAAAGTTGGAGAAACAGAAGCAGAGCGAATCAAGAATTTATCTTCTAAGCGAGGGACTAGTATGCACAAGTTCCTGGAGACTCATATCACAGGAGTTGGCTACGATGATCTTACAGGGCTCGGACAAGAGGCGAAAGCCATGGCCGAAAA